ATCGCCGCGCCTTCGGCTACTGACTTGAGAATCGTCAGCGATCCAAACATGGTATTGAGTTGTATATCTGCGATGGTCTTGGCTGTTCCGCCCGCGTCTTCAAGCTTTACCTGATATTCACGGAGGGCGTCGCCACCCTTTTCAAGCATCGCGGCCATTGCCGGGCCTGCGCGTTGTCCAAACGCTTGCATGATTGTCGCGGTGCGTTCCGCTTCACCCATGTCAGCCATGCTTTTGTTGAGGTCGTCAATCACATCAGCCAAGGGACGCATTTTGCCAGCGTCGTCTGTGAGCACCACGCCCAACTCTCCCAAGGCCTTAGAGGCACGAGGGACTCCACCTGATAAACGGGTGAGGATATTGCGGAGTGACGTACCAGCCATTGAACCTTGAATGCCTGCGTTTGACATGACTTGAATCGCGGCGGTGATCTCAGCTATACCTTTTCCGGTAGCTTTACCAATAGGGCCAACAAACTTCATAGCATCGCCCAACTGGACTAGATCAGTGTTCGATGTTGTGAACGCCTTAGCGAGTACGTCGACGGTTCCGGCAAGCTCATCCGTGCTTATACCCATCCCGGCCATTATCTTCGCTACGATGTCAGCGGCTTGTCCGAGATCCAGTTGCCCAGCGGCGGCAAGGTTCAGCGTGTCAGGCATCGCGCCGATTATCTTGTTGGCGTCAAACCCGGCCAAGGCAAACGCGGACATGGCGTCGGCTGATTGCTTCGCGCTGAATACCGTAGTTCGCCCAAGCTCTTTGGCGGTTGACTCAAGGGCAATAAACTCGCCCTCTGTTGCCCCGGTCAAGGCGTTTACGCGGGCCATAGACTGTTCGAAGCCACCAGCGGTGGCGGTCACGGTACCAAGCGCAACAGCGCCAGCGACAAGAATGCCTGAAGCGAGCTTGCCAAACTTGGTAAAGCCTTCCCCCAGTTTCTGCATTCCTGCCGAAGCCTTAGACACGCCAGAAGTAAACTGCTTGTCGTCAATGGTAAGATCGACAAATGCTTCGCCGCCTTTGAACGCCATGTCTAGTTCTCCTGTTTATCTTTTTGGTACTTCGCAACCTGTTCGGGGGTTGACAACTGAACCGTCTTCGCCTGTGGCTTCTCGCCCATGTAAACGTATACTTGGGGCAAGGTCATGTCTGCAACTTCGTCTGGTCGCCAGTGATACTTGTCGGCAAGATGCCGGCAAATATCGCGGAGGCTTATACCGCCCCCGGTTCTACGTTTCCCGATCCACCTTCTGCCAGCTCTGCGAGCTTCTCAGGATCTTCCAGTTTGGCGCGGTCGATCAACCCGGAGATAATCATTATCTCGCTGGACATTTCGCCCATTGCTCCGGCGTTTATTGGCATACGCGCTTCGGCTTCGTCAAGGGTAAGCCCCGGCTCGCCTTTGCGGATAGAAAGCCACACAATACGCATCACGCCTTCAGATGAAGACAGGAATGCCCTGCCCTGCGGAGTCATCACCGATACACGAGCCGCTGAATCGTAAGCCTCTGCCCACTGGAGACGCTTCTCTGATTCGCTCAAGGGCGGTTGCCCGTCCTCTTTGCGATACTCGTTCTCTGTTGCGATACTTCGCCGGGTTGCCCTAAGCAATTCTTCCCGGCCATACTGGTCGATCTTGCCAAAGTCACGGAACGTCAACGGGTGGAGAATGTACTCCTGCTCGTCAAGCTCGAGTGTCGTCGGCGTCTTCGTTACTGCGGCTGTGTCATTCATGTGTCATCTTCTCCCTCGGGTGTTATGTCTTATGCGAGTGCGCCGTTGGCCTCAATAGTCAATGTCGCGCCCAACAGTTCGCCTGTTTCTACGTTGCACTCGTACTGGATCTCAGCAACGCGGGCGGGGCCTGCGAGGTTGTTCGTTGCGTCAAGCAAGAACACAAAGTCGTAACTCGTGCCCTTCACGATTGACGGCACAGCGCCGTCGTCAAGGAACAGCTCAACGGAGCCTGTCCAATCCGAATTGCCTGCTTCGCGCTTGGTCTGTCCTGCCGTATTACTTGACACGTAAGGCAACAGCTCGATTGAGTCAGTTACCGACCATTTCTTGATATGAGCGATTGCCGCGCCCGCTCGTGTTACGCTTCCGCCATTGCCTGATTTTGGTACGCCCATTTTCTTACTCCTCTAGTCTGTTTCTGTCGAGATAAATTTCAGCCACAACCGTGACGATTCCGAACCATCCTTGGCCGCCGCCGCTGATATTGATGTCGTCCTTGCCTTCGCTGACATCTTCGATGGTGAGCTTCGATATGAAACTCAGCCCAAGGGGTTCATTCGCTATCGTCTGAACCCACAAAGCCTTGTATATTTCCCACTTCAACGGGTAATAATACTGATCGACCTGATTTGATCCGCTGAACGCTTCTAGCTCGTACTTCGCCGGACCTTGCCAGCCTGTGCTGGTCTGCCTTGCGCTGCCGCCAGCCGGGACAATCCGCAACTGCGGAGCGTCTGCCGACTGCAATACGGTCTTTTCCGTCTTACCGGCTAGGCCGGTATAGATTATGCGGTTGCCTTCACGCACGAGGGCTTGAAAGCTCGCACGAGTTGTGAACGCATCCCACAACGCATTGTATATCTGCGTGAACGGATCAATTGTCAAGTCAGGCCCAGCCATTCTACGCGCTTGCTCCGATCAGTATGATGTCGTATACGAGGTCGTCAGTTGTCGAGCCGTCGTGAGTCATCTTCAGGATGTCGCCGGTTGCCGGGGTGACGACGTACCCTGTTGCGTCCGGGGCCATCAGCATAATACCGCCGCCAGCACCACGAACCACGAGAACGTCGGTTGCATCACCGAACATGGTTGAGAACTGGTTTGCCGCCGCCCCACCCATCAGCAGGTTAGCAGTTGAGCCGACACTTGTTTTGATGAAGATGGCTTTGATTCTCAGCGGGGTAAACAGATCGCCAAAGGCGTTCTCCATGTCGCCTGATACGTCAAGGTCTTCGGTTGCGCCGACAGCCAGAGTGCGCTGGTCGTGCCATACGTCGTCCGCCTTGTCTGCGGCTGTACCAAAGGCCAAGGCCCACGATATATTGCCGTTCGCTGAAATGATGTCTTGCGCCGTAGAAAGGTCGAGAGCTTTCTTGAGGTTTGGGTTGCATGTGATCTTAACTGAGCCGGTGAGGTCTGTGTTTGCCATTGTGTTTGTCCTATGCCTTTATCTGTGCTTGGTATCCGAGTGCGCTGAGTGCGGTAACTAAATCTGCTTTCATTCCTTTGACTGTCTTTTGGTCAGGCTCAACAAATATCACTCGCTTGGGCAGGTTTCCCGCGCCTTTTGCGTTTGCTACCGCGATCTCACCAAAGGTAAATCCGTTTGTCGCGCGTGGATGCGGCGTGCTTGAACTGTACCCAACTCTCACTCCGCTGGTTATGTAGTCAAACAGGTTCCCCGTGCCGCCCTTCGAAAGTCCTTGCTTGAACATGAAACCTTCGTTTATCAAGACGGCCGCAGACTTCTTGCCCGAGCCTTTCTTGCGAGCTGCCAAAGTTGATGGAGCCAGTGGTGCCCAGCCTCCCTTTGACATCTTGTGATACCGCTTCTGCGTGAATGCCATGTACCGGGAACCCCACTTGTGGAGCATGTCGTGAGCCGGGCCGAGCTTGCCAGTGTGGATCTCCGCGTGAAGTTCCTTCGACACAAACTCCAACTGATTAAAATTGTACTTTGTCTTCGACATCAGGCTTGCTTACCCCTTTGGCATGAATCGTCCGGTGCCTTTGCACTCAGTACAGATGCCGTTTGCCGTCTTGCCTTTGTCACCACATACGGCGCATGGCTTGGGTGCCTTTGCTACCTTGGGCATCTTCGGGGCTTTGGCCGTCTTCGGCTTGGCTGTTTCTTCGACTGCTTTTGTTTCTTCTGTCATAGCCTTCTCCTGTTATCGCACCACAACCGGGGCCGTGGGCATTGTGTCTGATCGTTGAGCATTCAGCCGCTCCCTGCCTGTCTGATACTTGCGCATTTCGTTATTGGCTCTATCGGCCATTGCCTGCATACGCTCCGACACGCCATCGTCGCCAGTGCCACGGCTGAAATACAACCAAGCGCCAGCAAACGCGAGCATCCATTCTTCCACTATTGTCAGGGTGCCACTCATGGGAACGAACGGGATTATATACATACCCATACGAAAAGCGTTCTCTACCCGTTGAATGCCTACCACAAGGCTCTGGTCAACGCGATCCTGATCTACTGATCCTGAGTTTTCAAGGTCACTCCAGCGTAAAACGTTGGACGTTCCAAACTTGATATTCAGATCGGATTCTGTGATGGTCGTGGACACTATCAATCTCCAAATAAGCCCAGCGGGGAATCGTCCTCACCCCGCCGGGCACTTGATGAAACGGTTTAGAATTTCACCGTTGCTTGGAACACGGCTTTCGGAACCTTGATGATAGGAATGAAGGTGTCACCGGCAAGCTGTTTAATGCTTGGGGGATCTGTCTTCAGTTCGGCGTATGAGAACATACCGGGCATGTTCACGAGGTTGGACAGTGCATCCAGTGCGTCGGCACTGATTACGAGGTCGCGCGGAATGGCGTATGTGCCGTTGATGACTTCCCACCAATCAGGAGACGCCGCAGGAGTGAAGACAACGCTATCGTCGCCCCACAGATCCTGATTTGTGCCGTCGTCGTCTTCGTAGAACGCTTCAGACAGCGGACGCCATTTCAAGCGCAAGAGGCCATCAGGAATCTCGTTGTTCAGCATCACTGAGGTCTGCATTGCTGTGTTACGATTGATGATCTCTTTCATCTTGGTGTTAGTCGTTAAGTACGACAGGATGTTCGCGCCGTGGAATGCATATTCCAGCTTGTAACCTGTCAACTTGCGAGCGGCTTTCATCAGCGCGTTCACCTGCTTCGGGATGTCAGTAGCGGCGGCGTCCCAGCTTGCGCTGATAATATCGCCAGTACCGTCAACGTCAAGCTGACTCTGATTTCCGGCGGGGATTCCGGCGGATACTGTGATAGCGGCACCACTTGAACTCGGAAGCATATTGCCGTCCGCGTCAAAGTAGATGTTACCAGTTGCGAGCATGGAATATGTCGCGGCCATACGCAAGTTGCTGAACAGGCGCTTGAACTCGCCGGTCTGGCGCGCTACTTCAGCTTCGCCCAAACGCTGTACCTGGCCGTCAGGACTGAGCAGATTCTGAAGAACCCAAGCTTCAAAAGCCTGATTTTCAAATGTGTGCATCAGTTTAATAGGCGTCTCAACGATGCCCTTCTGCTCGCGGCGGACAGATGCCGCGCCGTACTGAACGAGCTTTGCAACCTTGCGGGTGTTGTCAACCTTCAAGTATTTGCAAGAGTCGCCGGTTACTGTACGGGTTGACCGCATGAACTCAGGCGGGAGCAGGTCATCGGGCACGCCGCCCTTGACTTGGTTTACTACGCCGGTAAGCGTTGTCGATCCGAGGATTTGGTTAATATCTTTTGCCATTTTCAGTGTTCTCCGTTATAAGGATTTCTTTGTTCAATGAGTTGGGGTTGACTTAAAAGTCGTCCGTGAATGTCCAGCTACCGCCGGAGGCGCGCAGGAGACTCTTGACGTATGCTTTCAGGGAAGCGTCGGAAGGGTATCCAACAATCTGATCGGCGCAGACGTTACCGGCGATGACGATGTTCGGGAACTGCGTTGTCTGGTTGACGCCATCGGCATCAGTGACCTTGATCCCGTAACCGTCGTTAATCAGGCATTTGCCCGCTTCGCTGCCGTCTACAGGCTGGATCAGTGAACCGGCAATAAAGTCGGAAGTAACGCCGACCAAATTGGCAATCTCAAGACCGAGCAGAGCAACAGGCCCAGCAACACCAGTGAAGGCGATGACATAGGATGTCCCGGCAGTACCGGCAACCGTAGCCGCGCCCAAACCTGTGATAGCCTGTAAGGCAGTCTGCAAGTCGGCGGTCGCAACGTCGTGGTCGAGTTCTTCGGTGGATTCGCCATCGTAGCTCACGCGGAACGTTCCGTCTATCGCGCTCATTGTGATGGTCTGCACAGCAATCACAGCGGCAACAGCAGTCGCGCCCTGTGTAGTGTGAGTAATTGAAGCCGCTTCGCCAACGCCGCCGTCTGTGATAAGATCCTGCGTGATGTCGATGTCTTCGGCTACAACGCCCGGAGTGGTGAAGACGTAATCAACGCCAACGCCGCCAGCACTGGTTACAACCGTAGTCGCCATATCCGCGTGAGTCGCACGGATGGCAGTCTGAAGGTCAGCAGTTGCGATGTTAAACGCCAAAGCCGCCGTGGCCTGTCCTGCATAACGTAGGGCAAACGTTCCGCCATCAGCATCTGCCTGAAGCGTCATTGTCTGAACGTCGTCAGCCGCAACAATCTCAGTCACGCCAGCAGTAGTTTCCGCGATGGAAGCATTGCCGAGTGTGTCTTCAGCGATGTCGGTAATTGTAATGACGCCGGTCACTACGTCGACAGCCGAATATGTTACGACAACAGATTTCACTGTGCCGGAAGCGGTCGGGGGACCACTCAGAGTCAGTGTGCCAGTAGCGCCAAGACGGCGAACTACTTCGACGGCGGCGGCGGCGCTTACCGTGATCTGTCCGGGGGTTGCGCTTGCGTCATAGGCTACCGTTGTCGGGCCGATGATCGCCGGAGCGTACAGTCCAGTTGCTGTGATCTCGCCCATGATGTTACCAGCGCGAAGAACGTCCACGTCGCCAGTGTTGCCGGTGTCGCGGGACAATGCCCCGTTGATGAGTTTGCCGCCGGGCAGGAGCATGAAGCCCTGATCCGTCTGCATGATTTTGCGAGGTGTCGCAGTCCGCTCGGTTTTGATGCCGGGTGTTCCGTTGATGTTGTTGAGAGCCATTGTTAAAATCTCCGTTTCTTTCGTTCAATGCGCTATTGCGCGTGATTTATGCTTGTGCGCCGTCTACAGATTCGACCATCAGCTTGATCTGATCGGCAACTGCTTTGTCGTTTGCTTCGGCTTCGTCGGCTTCTTCGCGGCTGAGTTCGACAGCTTGGTTGCCGGTCTTTCCGCCGGGTGCCACAATCTCGTTGGCCTTCAGGATGTCGCATACCTGTGAGGCGATACTTTTCTCAGTACCACTGACGGCGCGTGACAACAGAACGGCCTGAACCTTCTCGCCACCGAACAGCGTCAGGAGCTGGTCTTTAGCGGCGGGCAGGATGCGACCGAGCTGAACAAGACCATCGAGCTTGGCTTCGATGCCTTCACTAAGTACGTCGAGCATTTCAGGTTGCAGTGTCGGGCGCTTGTTCTTGTCGGCGTCTGCGTTGGCAGTGGCCAGACTTGCTTCGAGGGTAGCGCGGGCGGATTCCATTTCGGTGTTGCGGGTGGTGATCTTGCTGAACTCAGCGGTGATCGAGTCCACGAGGTTGTCTTCAGTCAGGTCGGCTTCCATGCCGATACTGGTCTGAATTGCCTTCAATACTTTTGCGTCCATTTTCTCTGTCTCCTGTGTTTCTCTGCTGAATGTCAGCGGGATAAACGATTGCTGATTGGGTACGACTGGGGTCGGTGTGAGAGTGATATGCGTGATGGCTTCGCCGTATGCTTTGCCGGTGCCGTCCACAAAGTTGTCATCTATTCGCACGGATACTTGATCCACGCGCTTCGCCAAGGTTGAACACTTGTCGTCGGCAAAGTCGTGTACTACATAAAGGGAATTACCGCGGCGAAATGCGTCGCTTGCATACCCGATTGTCCGTTGAGAAGGGTTCGCCCGTTCGCCTGCGCTGTCTTGGTTGTGATCTGAAAACAGTGGAACCTTGACGCCTGCCTCACGCATAGCGAAGAACGTTGCCACCCACTTGTCCATGCGTTCCTGGGTTACGTCAACCGCAGTGTCGCCTTGCTTGTACACGCCGCTTGAGATTACGTCTTTCAGGAACTTGCCACTGCCGACCTGTTCCATCGTGCCGGTCGGGGCCGAGAATAGTTTGCCGTCCTTGTTCACTTCGTTAGAGAACAGCCTCTTGGCGTGTGTTTCCAGTTGCTCGCGCGTTTCACTTCTGACCGTGCCGAGGCTTGGGATCTCAGCGATTGCAGTGGCGAGCATTGATAGCTCAACCTTGCCAGCCGCGTCCTTGTACGGGAAATGGCGGCAAGACCGGGGAACAGTACAGCCTGCTTCGTCCTTGGCTCCCGGCTCAACCAATAGAAATGCGTTGTCCGGTAGCTGGTCGATAAATTGTTTTGTCCATGCCATGTGCGTTGTCCTATATTGCTAAGAGGTCGGCAGGGTTGAAAGTAAATCCGGGGGCGGTCACGGGAATCACTCCGTCAACTGCATGCGGGGCAACTGCTGTCTCTTTTTGGAATACGTCGATGATCGAGCACCGGCACCGCCAACCGTTGGGCGGTGTGTTTGTCTGCCAAAATGAATCACCCTTCGGCAACACTGTGCCGTCAAAACCTTCGTGCTCTGGCCTCACTCGGTCGTCGCCTACAGTTACATATTCATAGCCCCACAGAATGTTCTGTATCGCCGGGGACTGTCCAGCGGCGAACTTGCCTGCGCTGTAAGAAGCCTGAGCAAACGTCACAGCCCAAGTTTCAAGCACGTGTGGCTTGACTGAGCCTAAGCCAATGGCCGTCAGTTTGTTCAGGATTGATTCTTGTGCCAGCTTGATGCTTACCCCACTTGACCAAGCGGCCTCGACTGCTGATGCGATTGTCGCGGATACAGTTGCTTGCGTCCCTGCGAATATCTGCCCAGCCAAATTATTGAAAAATGTTATGTCTGCTTTGGTCACTGCAAAGTCCATAGAGAAGCCGAGCGTCTGCTTGTTTGCCTTCGCCCACTCGGTCGCGTTCTTTACTGTGTCCCGGTGTCCAGCGGCGAACGCCTTTGCCGACATAGCCCGCAAGATTACCACGAAAGGCTCAAATGCGTTTGCAACTCTGCTGATCGGTGACATATCGGCTTCCTTGACGGCACCTAGAAGGGTACGCCGGAACGCCGGGAGCTTACGCCGTAGACCGCGCAAAGCAGTACGCTCAAAACGGACGTTCTGTGCTACCTGCTTCAAAGCCTTGCGTCTTGCCTGTGGGGAGCTAGGCATCGTCGCCCCCTTCCCCGTCTGCCGGGCCTAGGGGTTCATCACGGACAACCACAACGCCCTCGCCTGTCTCATTGATCGGCGCGCCCGTCTGTTCAATGATCTGTTTGACATCCAACATCTCAAGCGCAACGTCGAGGTTTGCAGGTGCGCCGAAAATCTTTACAATCAGGTCTTTCATAAACGCAATGACAGCCGGGTCGAGTGCCGCAAACGTGATCTTCACATCGCCAACCCGTTCAATGCCGTAATTGACAGCAACCCACGGGTCCACGAGGTATTTATTCACGAACGAGTAAATTTCTCCGGTGAGTAGCTTGCCAATCATAAAAGCCCACTTGGATTGCGTTTGGCTCTCTGCGTTGGTGCCGTGCGTACCCTGTAGAATAGAACGCTCCGGCTGTAACCACCCGCGCACCTTCAGCGTGTCTTGATAGTTTAGATTGTCAAGGAACTCGCCACCGTGTAGCCCTTTGGTTTCAAGGAACGAAATAGACCATGCGTGTATCGCGTCTTTGCCAGCGCCACCGAGTCGCACCAAGTCTTCAAGGTGCTGCGTCAAGGTGTTGGGCATCGCCACGCCATCGACGGCGCTAAGTTGTTTCAGGATCGCTTGTGCAAGCTCGAAGTTTGAAACCTCGCTTCCGTTTGCATCTAGGCCAGTGCCCTCCGGGTACTCAATCAACGGGACAGCTCCCGCCACTTTCTTGCCGTACTTGGCATAACGCGCGGCGGTTTCTTTGCTGGAGTTCCAAGCCGTTTCTCTTAGGTTCTCGTTGCGTGAACGCCCGTACATGTTGCCACACTCTTGGTCGTATGTGTAGAGGAACGCATACGGCGGATCAAGGACCACATCGCCCTGCTTCAAGCCAAGAAAGTTGCCTGTCTTCTTGTCTACCAGAATCGCGGTCTTATCCACCACGAGCGGTTTGATTTTCTTGTAATGCAGTTTTCCGTCGTCGCCTATCTCCCACACCTTCTCGAACGGTGCCCAGCCATAATCCAACGCAAAGAGAATGTCGTGCATCAACTTGTCCCACAACGGTTCAAACTCTGCCTTGGTCGCGTCCTTGAGCTCTTCGTCTTCGCATTTCACTGACCACTCGGCACACTGTACCGGGGCACGAGCCGCCGCACGGGCCAACGCGATAGTTGGATCTGTTCGCATCTGCCGGTACTGCTGATAAAGGCTGGTGGAAGGCTTGGGGATACCGTCGTCGGACTGAAGTATAGCAATCCCGGTAGTTGTCGGGGGAACCTGCCCGGTAGTCTTGTCGGGTACAGATTTCCCGCGCAAAGCCTTCGGGATAAGTGACTTGAGAGATATTGCCATGAAGTTCCCTATGGTTGACAATAAAAAGTAGACGAGGAGTTTGCAAACGCGGTCTAGGTGCACTTATAGCACACAATGGGTAAAAAGTCAAGCCCTTGGCGGTACGTTTGGCTCAAATTTGTTAGCGCGTTACGTTTGGACGCTTGTTCTTCCGCCCGTGCGTTTCTTGCGTTTGCGGATAGGTCGGAGGCGATAAATTCTGTAGCCCTCCGCTTCGCTTGCATGTGAGATTTTATCGTCGCTTTTGTCGCAACAGCCGTATTCATCGTATCTCATAGCGTGCATGTCTTCCAGTAGCCGCTCACAACTCCGATCCATCTTCCAGTGAATAGAGCCGGACAGATCCTTGAGCGCCATGTTGGCCGCGTTCACCCTGTCCTGAACGAACGGGTTAGTCTTGCCTACTCGTATGCGGAACGGTATCCCGGCGTCTTCCAAGCCTTGCGCCAGTATTTGGTAACACGTTTCACCCGTGCCAGACCAATGCTGTGTGCCACCTGTTGCGTCGCCGTATATCTCAAGAGGTTCTTCCCACTGCCAACCACCCATGTCCTCAATCATCCGGGTAAATATGTCAATCACGCCTATAACGTCCAAACGGTTCTCGAATATCTCCCTCACGGAATAGAAAACGTCGTTCACGTAGTCGTAATGCCCAAGCTCCGCGTGCATGCCGGGGTTGATGTTGAAATCAAGCGACATCTGTAGGGGCAGGTCATACGTGAACTGCAAGCCATCAACCACATGTTGCCCTTCGTCAAAACGAGAGTACAGCGACCGACCGCGGAGATTCATCGCGCCACCGTCAAGGTATTGCTCGGCCATTTCTGGTGTCAGCAAGAGCCGTTGCCCGTCCGACCATTCTTTCATAAGGGGGTTGTCTGAAGTCTTTACCCGGTACAGCGCATGAGTCGGGTGTCCCTTGTGGAACTCATCGAACACCCGCGTTTTGTCGCCTTCGTTCGTGTAGGTAAAGAATAACTGCTGACACCGTGCGCGTGGATGCCTTACCCGGCCTGTTAGCTGAATATACGGGTCTAGGCGTGGATCGTGATAGTCGGCCTTCCAGCGGGCGGCTTCGTCACCCCAAGCGGCTCCCACTTCCCAGCCGGTGATTCTGTTCGGTGCGTCGGCGGTGCGGATTATGATCGCTGAAGGGTTCTTGCGAGTGCCAAGGTCTGGGAACACAAAGCCGGGGCCGGCGTACTGGCTCTGTCCGAGCGTGGAGCTGTTGCCCTTCCATTGGTAGCTTAAGCCGATCTCATCAAAGGCCGCCTCCAAGGCCGGTACATCATAGTCCATAGCGTTCGAGTAGGTCGGGGCTATTACCGCAGAAGGCACGAATGTCGCCGCGCCAGTGTCGTCGAAGGCGTTGTAGGTGTGTAGTTTTACCAGCTTGCGAGATCCGCCGAACGACTTCCCGCCACCCCAGCCGCCTTCCAATGCAACGAAGCGGTGCGCCCAATCTTGAGCGAACCCGTTCTGCCCGCCGGGCCAGAACTCCCATACCACTTCGTCTGTAAATTCAACTTGAGTTGCCATGCTCTATTCCCAAAAAGAGAAACCCGCCATTCCTGACGGGCCTCTCGTTGTTTGCGTTGGTGCGAGAAGCCCTACAGGATCCCCCCGTCCCTCTGCCCCATCAGCACAAGCCGGGCGTCAAGTTCAGCGTTGATCCGTTTCATCCATACGGGTCTATCCCGCCGGGGTGCGTACATCCAGCTGAGCCGCAGGCTTTCAATGAACTGGTCTACCTGCTGTATCATTTCTTCGATTAGCTTCATGCTTTACCCTTCGTGTGATACTTGAGCCAGCAACAGGAATCGAACCCGTGACATCTTCATTACAAGTGAAGTGCTCTACCTGCTGAGCTATGCTGGCGTGATTGGTCTATCCCCTGTCCAAGTCTTGTTCTTCGTCCCATGCCCTGATCGCGTCGGCTGGTTCGCCAATTATCATGTCGCCTTCACGGCCACACTCTTTGCACGTGATGTACCCGGCTCCGTCTTCATAGTGAAGCGTTGCGGTTCCGCCACATGCACAGTCTTCAGGGTGCGCGTTGTTCGCGGCCTGCTCTTTGCGCTGTGCGAGTAGTTCCGCCTCTGCGTCCATTGCACCCTCACGACACTCAAGCCAGCGGATAGCCTCTTTGAGCTTTTCAAGGGCTATCCCGTCTTCATACCGTGAGCCGTCTTCCTTGGCGCGTTCATTGAGCCGAATAGTAACTGCATTCAGCTCATGTTCAATCGTTGCTTGTTTCTTGTCGCTTGCCATCTTGATCCAATCTCCTGTTTTCGGGAATATAGCGCGTGGCGGCGGTTATGCCAAAGGTGAGCTATCGCAGGTCTTGAGATGCTCAACCAATTCTCCAACGGTACTGAATAAAGTCCCGCAAGCTCCACAATGTACAATGCTACTCATCATCCCGTCCTCTGCGGGGCGGTGGGGAGGAAGAAGCTCGAAGGGGCCCTGCTTTGTTGAGTTGGCAACGAACTCGCTGACTTTGGAGTTCACCCCTCGAGTTGCCCACCACAAAGAGCCGCCGACCATCTG